GAAGGGCCGGCGGTTTCTCATAGTTAGAAAGGTGGCCCGAACACTCAGGTATTCGGTCTTTGTGCTGATTCGTGAAATCATAGCAACCATGGGGCTGGAGAACGTTTTCGAGATTAACCGGACCGACATGACGATCACTTGTCGGCTAAACGGCAACCAGCTCCTTTTCTTGGGATTAGACGACGTTGAGAAGCTGAAGTCCATTCACGGCATCACTGATATTTGGATAGAAGAGGCCAGCGAAGTGCTGCAGTCGGACTTTGAGCAGCTAAACCTGCGTCTTCGAGGTAATCCAGAGATAAAGAAGCAGGTTGTGCTGACGTTTAACCCGATCAGCGCCACACACTGGCTGAAGCAGTACTTCTTCGACCGCCGGCGGGACAACACATTCATTCTCAAGACTACTTACAAAGATAACGCCTTCCTTGATGATGAGTACATTAAGGAGCTGGAAAGTCTTAAAGACAGGGATTATACCTATTATCAGATTTACACGTTGGGCGAATGGGGTATACTTGGTAATCTGATATATACAAACTACGTGATTGAGGATATACCGCAAGATTCCAGCGCCTATGGTTCAACTTATGCCGGGCTTGACTTTGGATTCAACGACCCATCGGCGCTTGTTCGGATTGGCTGGAAAGACAGTGAGCTTTATGTGTTCGATGAGCTGTATCAATCCGGCCTCACCAACGCCGAGCTGATTGAGGCCGCGGCTGAAATGGTGCCCAGAAATGAGCACATTACTGCTGACAGCGCCGAACCTGACCGCATCCTGGAGTTTCGCCGGGCAGGGTTTAAGATTTACCCGGCCAAGAAGGGCAAAGACAGCGTCAAGTTCGGCATTGACTGGGTCAAGCGGCACAGAATACACATTCACCCCAGTTGCCAGAACTTCATCAACGAGATCCAAGGATACAAATACCGCGAGGACAGGGACGGCAACGTGCTGGATGAGCCAGTGAACATGCACGACCACTTGATGGATGCATTGCGATATGCGACTGAACCGCTTCGGCGAGGCCCCGCACGCGTTATGCAAAAACCACGTGGGTTCTAAGGAGGCTATGAGATGGCGATTAACCCTGACAGCATACCATTCTTGCAGATAGGCCAGACGTGGCCTCCAGAAGACCATATTGCAAGGCTGCAGCGTTACGAGCAGAACCGAAACCTGTTTGTGGGCGAACACCACCGGGTTTACGACAAGTGGCCCCGTCTGCTGCGAGATGATTACCGGGCCACACTTGAGATTGCCGTCAATTTCCCCGGTGCGGTCTCAAAGCTTTTTGCTGACCTTTTGTTTGGCGAGATGCCCGCCTTTATTGCCGCTGGCGACGATGATGAGTGGCAGGCGTGGGTGGATGAGTTTGTTGCCACCAACAAGATCCATCAGCTCAACTACAAAGCGGCGCTAGCCCAAAGCTACCGCGGCGACGCCATCTTTAAGTTGAGGTTGATTGAGGGCCGAGAACGCGCCGTGGTAGAGGTGATTCCTGCCAGCATATGGTTCCCGGTTGTCAATCCGGATAATGTTAGCGAGATAGAAGCTCATGTGCTGGCCTGGACAAAGGAGGTTGAAAGGGGTACTCGCAAAGACAAGTACCTGCGTGCTGAAATACACGCGCCGGGCCTGATTTCACATAGACTGTATGCCCTTGATAATGACAAGATTGACCGCAGAGTGGCCCTGGATGAGCTGTATGAGAATCCGCCGCCCGACGATGAGCAGACAGGCGTAGATAGGCCGCTGTTGATCCACGTGCCAAACCTAGAGCTTGACGACACGGTGTTTGGCCAGGACGACTACTTCGAGGCCGACACTCTATTCCAGGAGCTTGATGTGAGGCTGGCTCAAATCGCCAAGGTGTTAGACAAGCACAGTGACCCGAACATGTATGGACCGCCCTTGATGGAGGAGGACCCGGAGACAGGTGAGCTGGCAGTAAAGGCGGGCGGCAGATACTTCCCCGTGCAGCATGGTGATGTGATGCCCGCATATCTGGTTTGGGATGCCCAGATGGAGGCCAACTTCCGCTATCTGGATCGGATCTTGCAGTCGCTTTACATTGTAACTGACACCAATGCCGCCGCTTTTTCGCTGGCTGAATCCGGGAGCTTCCCAAGCGGAGCGGCGTTGAAGCGGTTACTGATGCGGCCGCTTGCGAGGACTAACCGGAAACGATTATACTTCGATGCTGCGCTGAAAGAACTGTTCAGCATAGCTGCTGAACTAGAACGAGCGAACAAGAGAAACGCCCCCGAAGGGCTCATCGTCGAGATTGAATGGAAAGACGGACTACCCGATGACCCGATGGAGCAGGCGCAGATCGAGCAGATCCGTACCGGCGGCAAGGCAACGTCCAGTGTGAGAAGTGCAATCCGCCGGCTAGACGGCGGCACAGACGAGAGCATTGACAACGAACTGTCGCTTATTGCTGAAGACGAGGCCATGGAAGCTGCTCCAGGGGTGTCGCTCGCTTCGGCGCCATTTGCGTTCGGAGAAATCGGAGAGATGGGTGAAGAGTAATGGCCTTTGATCCGGGCTTAGCTGTTGAGCAGCTAATTGCGGTATATCGCAGAGCGTATCTTGATATTTTGGAGACGATTGCGAGGAAAACGGCTAAAGGCAACGTGACGGGCTTTGAGCGGGCGATGCTGGAAGACGTCAACCGCATCCTGCTGGAGCTTGACAATAACGCAGTGAACTGGGCCAACCAGGTGATTCCCCGCGTATACAACACGTTTGCTGAGCTGGTGCTTGAGACCTGGATCAAGGCGGGCTTGCGGCCGCCTCGTATGAGAGCGGGCTTTGCTCAAGTGCACCGGATGGCGGTGCAGGTGCTGGCCGACAACTTCCTGGCCAACATGCGCGATGCTCACAACTTCATCGGGCGTAGGGTCCGGGATGAGTGGCGCAAGGTGAGTCTGGAGGTGGTTACAGAGAAGGTTGCGGCTGGTCAAACGGTGCGAGAAGCCAAAAACCGACTGCAGCACCTTATCGCTGAAATGGGTCTTGGCGCCTTCCGGGATGCCCGGGGCCGGGAGTGGCGGTTGGACGCGTATGCCGAGATGGTCGCTAGAACAACCACCGCGGAAGCGACCAACCTGGGCACGGTGAACCAGCTCCGGGCGCTTGGGCACGATTTGATGCAGATGACCTCCCACGATGGTTCTTGCGAGGTTTGCGCACCTTACCAGGGGCGTATTTACTCGATTAGCGGCAAGTCAAAGGATTATCCGCCGCTTAGCATAGTCCCGGGGATTAGTGATGGATACTGGACGCTTCATCCCCGGTGTAGGCACAGATTTTCGCCATACATTCCTGAGTTGGACAAGAACCGCAGAGCTAATCGTGAGATGAGCAATAGCCCATTCGACGTTGACCCGCGAAGCCAGCGGGAGAGGGAGCGATACGAAAAAGAGCAAGAAGCTAGCCGGCTGCGGCGAGAGAGAAAGAAGCTCGAAGAGAAGCTGGCCATCATGCCGGTTGGCAGTGAACGCGATGAGGTGCGGGAGAAGCTGAGGCAGGTGCGAAGTAGGCAGCGTGAAGTGGGCCGGGAGGTGAGGGAGCTGCAGCTTTAATCACTCCACCACAACACCGCTCACTTTCGGGTCTTTGTAGCGTATTGGCACCTTGCACCTGTAGCCGATATGGTACTTTGGAGCATCGCTGATGCGCTCGGCCCAGTGTTCCCAAGCGTACTTGATGGAGGCAGCATAGCCAAGGCGTACAAGGGTAGGGCGATGCCCGCGGCGGCGCAAAACGGCGATCTGGTAGTTGATTTCGTTGGTGATTGACCCATAGATGGGGCGATTGAAGCCTCGCCTTGTCCAGTGTCGGCGAAGACGGTAGGTATTCATGCCACCATTTTACCACAGCGCAGAAAAATCTGCGCTTTTTTGATGGTGGGTTATTAGTCACGCCCCATACATGCTGACGGCGTAAAACTCGGCATGGAAAACCCGACGGGGTAAAAACGGAGGATTGAGCATGAAAGACTTGCTAAAGCGTTTTGATCTACAATTATTCGCCGATGGCGGCGACCCTGACGCCGGGGATGACGGCGGGAACGAACCGCAGGATCCAGCGGGCGACGATGGGGATCCAAAAGAGACCGAATCAGACGACACTACTCCGAAGCCGGAGGGAAAGACGTTCACCCAGGATGATTTGGACAAGATCATTCAAAAACGCCTGGCTCGTGAACGGAAACAGTGGGAACAGCAGTTGGAGGAAGAGCGCAAAAAGGCCGCCATGTCTGAGGCAGAGCGGCTCAAGGCCGAGAAAGAAGAGGCTGAGAAGAGGGCCCAAGAAGCCATAAGCAAGGCCAACGAGCTGCTACTTAAAGCTGAGGTCAAACAGGTAGCCGTAGAGCTTGGGATTGTGGACCCCGATGCGGCGTATTTGCTGATGGATCGGGAGGACATCGAGGTCAAAGACGGGGCTGTTGCTGGCGTGAAAGAAGCGTTGGAACAGCTACTTGAAGCCAAGCCCTGGCTCAAGCGGGCGCCAGAGAAGCCAGCTGTGGGTACGGGCAGCAATCCTGGCAAATCGGACCTAGAGCCCACGCCCGAGCAAATCGCAAAGATGTCCCAGGCAGAGTATGAAGCCTGGAGGATGAAGACTATGAGAGGATGATGAATGATGTCCAACACCTTCTTGACCCCGTCCATCATTGCCAAAGAAGCTTTGATGGTGCTGCGCAATAACCTGGTGTTTGCCAACCTAGTCCACCGCGACTATTCCAGCGAATTTGCTGCCAAGGTTGGCGATACCATAACGATCCGCAAGCCTGCGACCTTCGAGGCTAAGGAGTTCGATGCTACGTCCGGCATCAGTGTCCAGGACGTAACTGAACAGGGCGTGGCCGTTAAGCTGGACAAGCACTTGGATGTATCTTTCGAGATCACATCCAAAGAGCGGGCCTTGGAGCTGCAGGATTTCAGCCAGCAGGTGCTTGTTCCTGCGATGTCGGCGTTCGGGCAGAAGATCGATGAGTACCTGGCCGGGCTGTACGTTGACATTCCGTACTACACTGGGACACCGGGCACTACTCCTTCCACTGCTGCCGACATTGCCAACTGCGGCAAGGTGCTGAACATCAACAAGGCACCCATGAGGGATCGTCAGCTAGTTATCGACCCTGAAGCCCAGGCCAAGCTGATTGTGCTTGACAGCTTCATGGAAGTTGACAAGGCCGGCACGACCGAGGCCCTGCGCAACGCTAACCTGGGCCGGTTACTGGGCTTTGACACCTATATGGATCAGAACATCAAGGCTCATACGGCGGGAACCTTGTCTGCCGGTGAGGGTAATGAAATCCTGATCAATGGTGCTGTATCTGCCGGCAAAACTCAGGCTGTGTTTGATGCCTCTAGCTTGACAGGGAACCTCAAGAAGGGCGACCTGTTTACTGTAGAAGACGCTCCTGGCGTTTACACAGTAACTGAGGACGCGACTGCCGAGAGCAATGAGATCGTTGTCAAGTTCTATCCAGCCGCTCCCGCTGGTGGGTTTGGTGACAACAAGAAGGTAACGCTCATCGGTGCGCACACTGCTAACCTGGCATTCCACAGGAACGCCTTTGCGTTGGTTACTCGGCCGCTTGAGCTGCCGGCTGGCGCCGCTAATGCAGCGATCGTCAGCTACGATGGATATGTCCTGCGGGTAGTCATGGATTACGACATTAGCAAGAAGAAGGACGTCGTGTCCATTGACATGCTCTGCGGTGTGAAGACCCTCACGCCCGAGCTGGCCTGCCGCTTGGTTGGATAATCGACGAGGGGGCGCATAGCCCCCTCCCCTCTATGGGGGTGATAGTTTGAGGTGTCCTTACTGCCACGTTGAGTTTAACACCAGCGTGGCATTTCACGTGCACAGGGAGGTCTGCGCATACGCTGATAGCCCTTTGCCCGAGCCGGAGGAGGTGAGGGAGCCATCCAGTACGTCACCATCGACGAAGCAAACGAATACTTCCGAGGACGGCTCCACGCCGAGAGATGGGAAGAGCAAACGGACGAGGACAAAGTAAAAGCGCTAATCACCGCCACCAGGCGCATTGAGATGCAACGCTTGGCCAAGACGTGGGAAGACGCCGAGGATGCGCCGCAGGCCGTGAAAGATGCCTGCTGTGAAGAGGCGCTGGCCTTGCTCACAATGGACACTAACCGCATGTCCCGGCTTTCTGCGGGAATCACCGGAGCACGACTTGGCGATGCTTCGGAGACTTACAGTGAGACAGCAGTTCTAAGGGTCCTTTCGGGCGAAGAGCTGCTGTCGCCTATCGCCAAACGGCTGCTGTCCCGGTATCTAGTCAGGACTGTACCCATCATCTAAGCGGCAGGGGCGCAAGAGGCGCAGGCTGGGCTTTCCTCCTTTCCCCTCCAAGGCCGGGGCAGATCCGGCCTCCCTGCCAACTATCTTTAGGAGGTGGCGCTAGGTGCTGCAAGACAAGTTGAATCAGGTTGCAACCTACTGGCCACCGGGAGTCCCTGACCCGTTTGGCAGCACTAGTTGGGGAAAGCCTAGGCTCTTGAAGGTAAGGTGGCAGGCGCATCAGAAGCTGATTCGCAACCGCGAGGGCAAGGAAGTTGTGAGCGAGGCAATTGTGTACACGACCGAGGAGCTAGACCTTGACGGCAGGATCTGCCTTGGCGAGTCTACGGCCCATGACCCCACTACGCTGTCGGGGAGCAGAGCAATACAGGCAATGGCCAGCATGGTTGGTCTAAGCGGCGAGATAGTGGGGTGGAAGTATTGGCTGTAGTAGAGGGCATCGACAAGGTGGCCCGAAACATCAACCGCCAGCTTGAAAAGATGAAGGAGGTCAGCATCGAGGGTTTGGAGGAAGTGGGGCTTGACCTGCTTGGCAAGGCTGTTAGGCAGGCGCCGGTGGACACAGGAGACCTTAGAGGCTCCGGGTCCGTTTCGTTCGGCGGCAACGTTATAGCTCAAGGAACAAAAGAGGGCGGCGTCGTTGCCACAGGTAAGGCGGGCCGTGGAGTCAGAGCGGAAGTCACTGTGGGATTTAGCGTGCCATATGCTCTTAAACAGCACGAAGAACTAGGATACAAGCATCCGAGAGGAGGTAAGGCCAAGTATCTGGAGGACCCGCTGAAAGAAAACGCTAGCCAGTATGTGAGGCATATTGCCAAGAAGGTTCGGGAGGTGAACAAGTGAATTCACCTGCCGTCGATGTGATGCAGATGCTCGCCAATGCGGGGATTGGCGCCCCTGCCGGCCAGACCGGTTGGGGGATTTTCGTTGGCGAGGAGCCGGCCAAGCCCAACACAACAATCACGTTATACGACACAGGCGGCTATGAGCCGCTTTATTCAACGTACACGGAGCACCCGACAATTCAGGTGCGAGTGAGAGGAGATCCCCATAAGTACGTCCCGACCCATGCCAAGATTCAGGAAATCAAGTCGTTCCTGCTTGGCGGTGACGGGTTCTTGGTTGGTGGTACAACCTATTGGTTTTGGTTGCAGGGCGATGTGAGCTTTCTTTATTACGATGAGAATTCCCGCCCTGTTTTTGTATGCAATTTCAGACTCATGAGGGGGTAGAAAGATGACCACAACCACTCCGATTCCCGGGAAGCTTTCCAAGTTGTCTGTCTCGACTGATGGGGGCACCACTTGGCTGCCCGTGCTGGGCCGGGTGGATATGACCCTGAACCTGAACAAGGGCGAGATCGACGGCTCGCACATGGATAGCGACGACTGGAGCAACTTCCTCCAGGGCCGCAAGGACGCAAGCCTCGATTTCACGTTGCGCTACCTGCCGGGTGATGAGGGCCAAGAGGCGCTGATTGACAACTACTTTGCCTCTCAGCTGGAGGAAACCGAGCTTGATGTGCGCTTCAGGATGCGCGAGGTAGCCGGGGAGCCCGAGTTCACGGCCAAGGCGTACGTTTCTTCGCTGAGCATGGCTGCCGCCGACGAGGCGCCGCAGGACATCACTGGAACTTTGCGCATCAACGGCGCTGTGACGAAGTCGGAGCAGGCAGACGAATAAGGAGGACGATTTATGAATGTGAAGCGTGGATATGTGCCTATTGAGATCGGCGGGAAAGAACTCTATTTGCGGCTGGATTTCAACGCACTTGCGCTAGCTGACCAGCGGTTGGGCGGAAGTGCACTGCAAGCACTCAGTACTGGTTCGTTTCACGCCGTCCAGCAAATCCTGCTAGCGGGTCTTCAAAACCCGATGAACGACCGCAAGGACTTGAAGGCAGCACGGGAGCTTGATGCAGGCGAGTTTGAGTATTACATTGACTGCATTATGGAGGCGCTGGAGGCAAGCGGCGTGATTCCCGGCGACGAGGAGGCCGAGGGGGAACCTACAGCCCCGACAAAACGGGGCAAGTCAAAGGAACCTACGACTACGATCGAGTAGCAGTGCTGGCTGCGCAGATGGGCCTCTTGCCCGACCAATGGTGGTCGATGACCCCGCGGGAGTTTAACCTTTATGCTGAGGGGCACAAGGAGCGCACGGAGTACGAGATGGAGCGGCTTGCCTGGCACGCCGTTAACATCATCAACAGCATCCCGCACCTTGGCAAAGGCAGGCGAAAAGCCGTTACGGTGGACGACCTGATGGGTCGGAAAAAGCCGATTGCGGCAAGCGCAGAGGAGTTCAAAGCGCAGCTGCAGGCGAGATACGAGAGGCGAGAGCAGGAGATGGACGATTGGTAGTCCAGTCTCCTGCTTTTTCTTTAGGCAGGCGGGGAGGTGATCCCATGGAAGCCGGTGCGATTTATGTAAAGATCGGAGCTAAGCTTGAGCCGCTAGATAAGGCAATGAGAGCGGTAAACACCAAGCTCAAAGCCTTTGAGGCAAAGACAGCGGCAGTAGCCAATAGGATTGAGCGCTTCGCAAACAACACCATTAAGCGGACGGGCCTAATTGCGGCTGCTCTTAGTGGAGTTGGTGTTGTGTCTGTGAAGATGGCCGGCGATTTTGAACGGGCCATGGTGCGAGTGGCAGCCGTATCGCAGGCTACGAGCAGACAGTTTCGAGAGCTGAAAGAGGCAGCCCTGTCCTACGCTGGGGCCACTGAATACAACGCTAAGCAGGTTGCCGAAGGCATGACCTTCATGGCTATGGCCGGCTTCAAGGCTGAACAGACCATTAAGGCCATGCCCAGTGTGCTGCAGCTTGCTACTGCCGGCATGATCGACCTTGGCGCCGCTGCGGACATTACAACGAATATTCTCACTGGCTACGGGATGGCCACCGAGGACCTCGCTAAGGTCAATGACATTTTGGTCTCCGCCATGACCGGCGCCAACGTTGACCTGCGCATGCTTGGCGAGTCGTTCAAGTATGCGGGTCCTGTTGCCAAGGGTGCAGGAGTGGCGTTTGAAGAGGCCGCCACAGCCATCGCCCTGATGGGTAACGCGGGCATCCAAGGCTCGATGGCGGGCACCGCCCTGCGAACGGCGATCAGCAGACTGCTGAATCCCACGAAGAGCGTTGAAAAGCTGCTGAGGCGTCTCGGTGTGGAGACAAAGACCGCTAGTGGACAGTTGCGGTCACTCACATCGATAATAGGAGATCTAGAGCGAGCTGGCGCCACTACGGCAGACATGATGGAGATCTTCGGCGATCGCGCAGGACCTGCCATGGCTGCCCTTGTTGAGCAGGGTGCGGCGGCTATGGCCGAGTTCACCGCAAGGCTCAGGGATTCCGAGGGTATAGCTGCCCGTATTGAGAGGGATTTGCTAAACACCTGGCCTGGTCAGTGGGACCTCTTGAAGGGAGAGATTGAAGGCATTGCCATAACCCTCGGAAATGATCTCCTCCCATACATGAAGGTGCTTGTCAACCTTGCCGGGCAGCTAATTGGCAGATTCCAGGGGCTGGATAAGGAGCAACGGCTGCAGATACTCCGTTGGGTGGCCGTGGCTGGTGCTGTGGTTGGTGTGGTTACGGCGTTTGGATTGCTCGTGGCCGGAGCATCGCTTGTGATGAAGGGCCTTACCATGTTAGGAGGCCTATTGACGATTCTTACTAGCCCGTGGTTGGCCGGAGGCTTCCTCATAGCGGCTATTGCTACAACCATTTATGAGGCATGGAATCAGGATTGGGGCGGCTTGCGGACCACCATTGAGGGTTGGGCCGATGCTATAAATGCCAAGTTCGAAGGATTGAAGACCTGGTGGGAAGAGTCGGAATTCGGGCGAGTGGTGCGCGAGGCGTGGAGCGAATTGGTGGAAGTGTGGACGAATGACGAATTGACACTGCCGCAAAAGGTGCTTGAGTCTGTGTCGATTATAGCTAATGCCATCGCCGATC